TTGGCGCGCTCGGTCTTGCCGCTACGGCGCCCGGCAGGCACCACCTTGAAGCGCACCGGCTCATTGACCAGGCGCACCTGCTCGGGAATGTCCTTGAGCCCGTACCAGCGGTCGAGTTGTCGCTGGAGGGCAGGATTCATCCGGGTAGACTCTCCGCTAGCTTGGCGAGGGCGGCGGCCATGTCGTCGGAACCGCTGCCCTTCTCGGCCTCGAACGCCTTGACGCTGACATGCTTGCCGATCAGCTCAAGCGTCTTGAGCTTGTCGGGCCACTTGATCTTGCGCACGACGGTCATCACGTCGCCGGCCTGCATCTCATGCAGGTCGGCGGCGGTGATCGACTGGCGCCAGGCCTTGGGCCACTCCCTCACGGGGCGGACGTTGCCGGCGTCGTCGAGTATGTCAATTATGTCGAGCTGGTCGATGTCGTGCAGGCGGTGAAGCACATAGTCGGCATCGACTTGGGTGCGCTTCGCTCGCTCCTGCTGACGCTTCTCGATGGCTTGCTGGATGCTGACGTTTGCTAACAGGCGAGCGCCGGCAGCGTTGGCACCCTTTGCGCTATATCCGGCCTTAATGGCCGCCTGGCTGGCGTTGGGCTCCAGCAGGTACTCATCCACGAAACGAGACTGCCGGGCGGTCAGCTCGACAGCCCCTTTGGCAGTCTTGCTCATGATTGCCTCCTAGTTCGCATTGGTTGAACGCCCCGCCCGGCGGCCGTCTACGTGCCGGCGGATATGCCGGGCGCTCACCGATGCGCTTGCTGATCAGTAGCCAGGAGGCCCCTGGTCTTGAGCGATGGCGGCGATCAACAAAACCACAATCACGCTAACCGTCCACGCCAGCCATTCCGGGATTTCGATGATCATCACTTCCCCCTGATCGCGTCCATGAAGGTCTTACCGCCAGCGACACCCCGGGCGATCTTTTCCCCGGAGCGGCCGGCGATGTAGCCACCCACGCCCAGGGTCATGAGATCCCACATGCGCTCGGGCAGCTCGAGCTGCAGACCCGCGCCGAACATCGCCCCCAGATAGGGAGCGAGCAGGTAGTTGTTGGCGATGATGGCCACGATCACCAGCATCAGCAGCGGACGCCACGAGCGCTGAATCCAGCTCTCCCCGGTGGCTTCGGCCAGGATGATCTGCATCCGGGCCTTGATGGCCGAGTCGCGGGAGTCGATCAGGCGCGACTGGATCTGCTGCTTGAGGCGGTTGGCCTCGTCCTTATCGGTGACCGCCTGGTCGATGACGTCGAACAACGGGCCAGTGAGTGCGCCCACAGCCTTCTCGATCAGCCCGTTCATCGCTTGCCCCCTCTCACACGGTCAGCGGCTGCCATCAGGATCACGTCAATGGAGCGCGGACCAGCCCAGCCACACACGACGGCGACGGCAGTGGCCGGCCATCCTGATAGGTCGAGCCAGACATTGATGCCAGCAGCTAGGACGACCATTACTACTAGGGCGGGCAGGTCGAGCCACAGGCGTGGCGTTAGGAACTTCTCACGCTCGCCGCTCTTTACCTCGGCAGCGATCTTAGCGATCAGGCCCATAATCACCGCGCCGGCCGTCACAATGGCCAGCAACGCCTCTTGTAGCCATTCGGGGTCGTTGCGCCACGGCATCCGGCGCCTCCGTTTAGTCATTGGGTGTGCGAGCGGCCTCGGCAATGACGCGGGCCAGCTCATGTGCAAGCCCGCGCCTCCCAGCGAGATACGCGGCGAGGTCGTGCTTGCTGGTGAGAAAGAATGTTTCGAGGATGATGCCGCCGCCGTCGCTTACGAAGGCCAACCGGTGGTGCTGGCCCGAGTCTTCGGGCTTAGCGCCCCGATCGGGGATGCCTAGCACGTCGGCGGTCACTCGGCACAGACTGGAAGCCAGCGGGTAATCGCGCTCTTTCGAGAGCGTCTCTACGCCAGATGCCTGAGGGGTGCCGGCTGCGTTGCAGTGGATCTCCACGGCGATGTCCGCCTTGGCGGCGATCTTTGCCGCGGTACGCAGCGGCAGATTCTCGTCGCCATCACCGTCTGTCATATGGCGAATGCCCTGGGCCTTGAGGGCCTGGCTCAGTAGAGCGCGCAGCCCTATGGCAACATCGGCCTCGACATAGCCTTGCGCCACAGCACCAGGGTCAACGCTTGAGTGGCCGGCGCTGATCATCACCGTCTGCTGCTGTGGAGGCGCGGCCTTGATGGCGGCGACTTCATCAATCCATCGCACCATCGAGCACCTCGGGAATAAAACGCCCTCGCGATAAGGGCAGGTCAGGGAGAGACCAAAAGGGTGGCGCCCCTGTCTCAGGGCGAGGGTCATGGGCTCGCAGGACGCCAGAAACGACAGCGCCCCGGCGTATAGCCAAGGCGCGGAAAGCAAAAAGCCCCGCCGGTTGGGGCGAGGCTTCGATGTAATGAGCTGTTTGGGCGTAGCGCCGTCCAGCTTACAAATAAGAGTATTCGCTCACCCTCATTTAGTCAAGCCGCCTGACGCATTTCATCCCGCAGTGCCTTGTTCGCCTCACGGGCGGCATCGGCCACCGGCTGCATGGCCTCATCCTCGAGGTCGGCGAGGATGCGGCCTAGCGTCGACCACACTTGGTCCCAGCCATCCCGGCGCCAGTTGTCGCTGACGATCTTCACGCCCAGGAACTCACGGACGTAGAAGCACGCCTCTTTCGGCTCCCAGGGTGTCCGGCTGCCGTCCATGTCGTTGCGGTCCTGCATCATGCGTGCTTGGATCAGCGCCTCGATGCGCTCGCGCCGCGCCTTGCGATAGCTCGACCACTCTGACGTGGCGAGAATGAAGCGGGTCAGGATGGTGTCGGCCACGTCATCCAAGTACTGGTTGGCCGCCCCTGTATCGGCGAGACACAGCCAGTGACCCACGGCCGCCAGGGCAGGGGTGTCGCGCTCCATGCGGGTGATCACTGCATAGATCGGCTGGTAGTGGTCGTTGTAGCAGCCGCCAGACTTCGCCCCACTGGTCTGGACCTTGGCGCCGGCCTCGGCCAGATCGGCGCAGGCTTGGGTGCGGATACCCGACTCGAAGGCTTCGGCCCAAGCTACGCGCGGATTGTGGTCGATATAGCTCATGCCGCCCCCTTGCTCATCAGTTGACGCCCGTACTCGGCGAGACAGGCCGCATCGGCCATGCCGTCATGAGGGACGCGCTTGCGCCCCGGCGTTAAATCGATGGATGGATAGGCGCGACGCACGAACGAGATAGCCGCGTCCTTATCCTTGGTCGTGCCAGCCAGCACCGCCTTTTTCCAGGCCTGTGGCGTAACGAGGCGATAGGGGATGCCTAAAGCCTCACAGACGCCGATCACCAGCCCGAAGCCCATGCCGAATTTGAAGGTGCTGCTCACGCCTTGCTTGGGCATGGCGTGGACCTTCTCAATGATCACCACCTGAGGAGAGAGCTCCCGCAGGGTGGCGGCGATGGCGTGCCCGTCGATTTCCTTGCCAGTGAGCGGCATCGGAATGGCGCCGGCATGGCCTTCGCTGGCGAGGTGGGCGATGCCTCCTGTCTGCCCTGGGTCGATGCCTACGATCATCAGTCGCCCTCGCACTTGTGGAAATTCTGCGCCACCAATTCAGAGCCCGCTTCCCGAGAGGCTTCGATAAGCTCGATGACTCGATCCTCTCCGCCCGGCTCCATGCGCCTGTCTTCGTATTCGGCCACCGCCTTGGCCAGCCGGCGCCCCGCAGGGCTTGAGATGGTCATCATTGCTCAACCTCCCTCAGTGCCAGCTCAAGGCGGAACAACGCACAGCAGGCGGCATGCGCCAGGTGGTGTTCGCCGGTCTCAGTGTCGTGATGCTCGCCACGGCTGATGGCCAGGTCATGGCGCAGCCCGGCTGCCTGATAGCGGCGCTGGGCGTCGTCAACGTGCTGCCAGTTGCCCGGGGCATACTTCTCTGCGCCCGCAGTAAGCACTCGGCCAATGGCCTCCAGGGCGAGCGGCATGTCCGCCACCAGTAGATCCAGCCGTGGCTTCTCGGTGTCGAACTTGAGGCCAGTGGCGACAGGCGTGTCGATGTGCTCGCCATTCCGCGCCGAAGTTTTTATGGTGTGATGGTGCGCAGTGCAGCCGGCGGGATGCTTTGCTCCAGGCGAAGCCCCACACTCTGGGCAAAGGTAAGTTGTTCGCATTTCGCTCATGCAGACTCCCTCGCTTCGATGGTGACGAGCGCATGGGTCAGCGCCTCGC